TTACTCATTATCACCGAAGGAAAACAGTTGTGGTTGACGGTGAGCCATCACTTGTTTGTGTACACGGTGAATCAGCTTGCGTAACCCCCGTTCAGTAATGCCATATTTCGTACTTAACTCAGCCCAGTTATTCCCCCGGAACTCTTCATAAATCTGCATATCGCGTAGAGATAGCTTATATGCGTAGTCACGAGGAAAAGTGAAGTTTTGCCCGCCAAAGTGAGATGCCAGAAAATCTGCCACAGCCAGCCCCAATTGTTCAGCCTGCTCGGATGACAAACCGTAATCAACGCCTGTCTCGGTGACATGGTCCGCAACCTCAGACAGCAGTTTATGCCGCTTATGCTCCATTGGTGTTGTCATTGTGACCTCCCGACATCACTTTGCGCCCTGCAGGGCTTCCAGCGCCTTACGTTCGCGAGTCTGCCACTGCTTCAGTGTCTCAATCACACGGCTTGCTGCCCCTGTATTGAGCCAGTCAAGGCGGCTGATGCCGGTTATGCGATGTACGTAGACGTTGATTGCCCGTTCGGAGCAGTCACGAATAAAACCTTCGTCAGCCATTTCAAGCCATAGCGACCGAATCTTCTTCGACTGGTCGTCGGTGGCCGTCAGCTTCTCTTTCTTCTGGGTCCGGACCTTGAACCCGATTTTCTTCATCGCATCGAGGATCTGGTTCAGTTGCCCGAGATTCATTTCACGCGTGGATTCAATGCCAGCGTAGGTATTCAGCAACTGGCGGTACGTATCCTCATCCATGTGCAACTCACGCTTTGCTACATGGATGATTTTAATCAGTTGATCTCGGGTCATTATATTTCCCTCTTACAATCACATTTCCCGATGAAGGCTACTGTCAGGGCATTAGGAGCCTCTGCGGGCGATACCACATCAAGAGATACCACCATTTCTTTCCGACCAGATATAACGGTTACAGAGTCTCCGGATACATCAACGACGCTGGCTTTTTTACTTGTATAACGAACTCTTGAGCCGTTTTTATTAACAGTCCCGACACTAATGCTGACTTTATCTCCTGTCTTTATTTGCGATTTATCTATTGGAAGAAACTTGTTGCATACAGAACAGCGATAATTATTCATTTTTCAGCTCCGTATTAGATTTACGGTCGATACGCTCAATTTCAGCGATAATGAGTGCAGCTGCTTTAATCAGGTTTCGCCGGGTATCTGTCGGTTTGAAACTGTCGTCATACCAGTCTGCTGGCCAATAGTTTTCTGCTTCCATCGGTTCGATATAGCTGATTGCAGCTGCCGACAGCTGGAAACCGACATAGGTATCATCCTGTTCTGCCGAAAATCCTTTTACAGACTGCTGCCGTTGACGTTCAGCGATAACATCGGCGATCGCGCAACTATCCCTAGCAGGCTGTTCCTGGCGATAGAGGTTATCGCCAATCTTTACCCCTAAATTCATTGGTGGCTGGTAATAGGTCAACGTCCATGACTTATCGACAAACGCCACTGGCTCGCTGTTCATTGTAACCAGTGACTGTCGAATTAGCGCCTCTAATTGATGGTCTGTTGCATCACAGTCGCCATCGAGGTCGAGCTGCGAAACCCATTCGGTTAATTGCTCTTTGGTGATGATTGAATCGCGGTTGTTCATAGATTAGGCCTCATATTTCCAGTAATGGCGGAATAATTCAGTAGCATCACCACCATTAGCCATGCATGGGTTATCCAGCTTGCGGCTTCCGCACTGCCCATATTCAACGTCCACCCAGTCTGAAATATCCTTATCGGTGGCATTATCAGGAACATCGATCTCCAGTGTTACGATGATAGTTTTCACGAACTCTCCCCTTCAGGCCATATAGGCCATATTAAAAATAAAGAAGAGAGTTAATGCTGCAGTTAACGTAACCAGGATTAAACACCAAAATCCTTTACGCTCTTGCGACGACTGAAACCGGGAGGCTTCAGCTATGAGTTTTTTATTCATATTCGGAACCCTCTTACGGCTTATGAAAGTAATCCCAGACTGAAACAACAGCGGGGTAAAAAATAAATGCAACAGCCACCCAGATGACGATACAGCCCAGCACGAGCAATAAACGAATGTTGCCAATGGTTAATTTCATAGTTTTTACTCCAGAGAAAGGGCTGAATCTTTACCAGATACGCCGTGATTTAAACGCGCTTTTAATCCCTCGTTAAATCCTGCTTCCGCTGCATCTTGAGCACCCCGACACTTTTTAGCCTCACGGGGTTTTAGATCGGACAAGTCCTGCTCTTTCTTCATCTTCGCTAGGAAATTCGCCATCAGCGTTTTTTCGGTATCCGTCACAATAAATGGCTCTATAGCCTGATAAGCACCTTCGGCCCATCCTTCACAGAACTGGTCAGCGCGAGCTGTTTTAGTGGTGGGCTTAATATTCTTACGCAGTGAACTAATAAAGGTACGCCGGGCCTTTACCATCTGGCGGGAAAGAACGTCGAAGGCATAAGCAGCGATTTCCGGACGCTCGTCAGGACCATAAAAATGACGGTGTTTTGCTTCTGGCCGTTCAAATAATTGCGGTGGAACGAGTAATAGCAGTTAACGCCCATCGCACGGCAAATTAACTGGCCCAGAAACGTCATATAACGAGGGATGCTTTGTGCATGAGATGGCGCACCTTTACTGGCCTTGCTGGTGATGTCCATCAGATCGACATCATTCTGGCTCAGCTTATGTTTGCGCATCAGCGCCTGTGCCTGATTTAGCGCTGTTGCCGCTTCATGAGGATTTGAACTGCGCCGGGCCAGATTCAGGAGCTTTTTAATCTTGGCCAGATATTTTTCAGATTCACTCATTGGATTCTTCCTCACGCCAGACTTCCCCACAAATCAATAATGCGCCCGGTGAACGTTCATGAATGACGTCTGCGACAAGTTCGCAGGACTGCTTATTCAGATAGATATCGTCAGTAACAGGCAGTGCGTCGCAGGCATCTGTTCCGCAGGCTGATACCAGTAAAACAAAACCGGCTAATGTCAGCATAATTAGTCCTATTGATAAATCCGGCGTGCAGAATCCCACGGCACTGACGCCGGATTAAAAAGAAATGGAGAAATAAATTAAATAGCAGCGATATCTAACGGTATATTAACCAGCTTCCCGGACTTATCTTTCTCCCGGAAATTAATATAGGTTTTGGACATGGCCACCTGCAGCGATTCCGATATTGCATCCATTGCCTTAATCCAGCGCTCATCCTGAATTTTTACCCTTCGCAGGGAGAGAATACGCCCGGTGTTTAGCTGTCCCTCCTTATCAACCTGGAAGGCATCGGTGACAATCGCCTGCAGGTTGGCATTAGCGCCTTTCGACCAGTCGGTAACACACTCATCAAACAGTTCCTTGGCTATCTGCAGCTCCGGTCCGAACGTGAGTGTTTCCTGTACACGGATAGTAATTTGCTGACTACCGTCAAAAGTGGGGAATGTCACATTGCCTTTAGCGCCACCACGCGTTCTGCCGAATTTTTCTGCCACAAGGTCAAGCCAGGCATAGCATTCGTTAAACGCACGGTCTTTAAATTCACTCAGCTCCGCATTCTTGGCTTTCGCCGCAGCAACCTGCTCCCGGACAAAACTGTCCATCGCCAGATCGTAGTCAGAAATCTGGCTTATCGGAACCAGGCGACCTTTACGGTCTTTCATATATTCGTCTTGATTAATCGTCGTCATAATATGACCTCAGTATTTAATGTGATTTGCCGCTAGGCTGAAAATAATCCGCTGCAACCCGGTATCCACTCTGTTTAAGTTTGTTGAGAACAGACTCATTTACAACGGGCTTTAATGACTCAAGCGTCGCCAGCTCAATTTCACTCGCGTCTTTTGTATTTGCGCCCGACATTTTGCAATAAATAAATCCTTCAGGTGTCAGCGCGATATAAATTTCTATCTTAATTGCCATGTTATTTCCCTTTAGTGAAGTAAAGATTCGGACCAGATAACCCTGCAGCCATAAAACTCAATTTCACCCTGGCGGTAGTGCCCCTGACGGTCAATACCGGTTATCGTATAATCTGATTTCTGCTCCCTGAAATGACTGACGCACGGACTGTCCCGGGACACACGAATAACCGGCTTTCCTGAATAAATCATGATGCTGGTAACAGGTGTATTCATTGCATTGAGTGCCGCAATGGCAGTCATCACATCGGCCAGCTGCTGATTAACATTAGGGACCGTTTTCATTTAAACCCCCTTAATAACATCAGCGTTAACGACAGGAACGCCGAGCTGCGCGGCCATATTCATGGCGGCAATAATCAGATTGCTGATGGCCAGAGGGTATAACAGGCTTACAACTCCCCGGCGACCGCCAATATTGTTGCTGAGGCGTGCGCGAATCGCGTCGACGGCACTGTTATCAAGAACATCCGAGACGGATTTACCAGCCCGCTTAAATTTAAACTCCAGGAACCGCTCCAGCTCTGTATCCAGTGGCAGCAGCTCGACAACCTCGCAACGCTGCACAACCTCGCGTACCTCCTGGTTACGTTCTGACAGCTTCATCGCCAGTTCCGGCTGGCCAATCAGCACGATGGACAGCAGTTTTTTAAAGCCATGTTCCAGCTCAAAGAAGCGCTTCAGGTGTTTCAGGGTAGGCAACGGCAGTGAATGCGCCTCTTCAATCACCAGAACGTGGCTGTAACCGGCGTTGCTGGAGTCCTTAAGTACGCGGTGTAACTGGCGGAAACGGGCCTCCTGGCTGCGTTTGACGTTTTCCAGCGGTGCGATGGTGCTGATGATCGCCTCGGCGATGCTGGCCGCTTTCAGGGTCTTGCCTTTATTGTCATTGTCCTCCATCGCAATGATGTAGGGCTCAATGACGATGACCGGCGTATTTTCGCGGTGGATACGTTCGATCAGGTCGCGGCGCAGCGTACTTTTCCCCGCCCCTGATTCGCCGATAACCGCCATAAAACCGCCGTGTCGGGCCGTCTGATAAAGCGCCTCGCGAACGTAGCGGATATCCGGCGTGGTAAACACATCCTCCGAGCTCTGCATCGCGTCATCCGCGAACGGGTCGCGGAAAATACCGAATTGCTTTTTGGTGACTGGATTTAATACCTGTTTTGCCAGTAACATATTCTCGTCCTCTTCGTTTTTTGCCTGTTGCGGGACGGAGGTACTGGCGGATTCCGCCGCCAGTACCTCATCAAACGCCCGGGACAAGTCCTGTCCGAGCCCGCGTGATGCCAGAAAATTCATTATTTTTTGCCGCACTTCTTCAGGGCGACGCTTCGGCCAGATGCCGTGGTTAATCAACTGTGAAACGGCGGGCTGCGAAACAGCTGCAGCTGCAGCAACTTCTGTCTGTTCGATACCGTGCTGCTTCATCAGGTCTTTCAGTACCAGCATGGGTGCCTCCGGTTAATGACCGTTAACGATGCTGAGTCGCGGCGCTTTGTTCCCGGCCAGCTCCTTCACGATGGCGTCAATATCTTCTGCGGGAACGCCTTCAGGAAAGCGACTGACCAGCTGCGCGTAGTGTTCCGGGAACCAGTTATGGCCAGCCGCAGTCAGGCGCTCACGCAGCAATTTAGCTGCCTCAACATGAGATAACGGTCGCTGCTCGATGCGCGGACCACGCACCTGACTTTCCTGGCCGCGTTTTGGCAGATAGGCCGGGTGATCGTCGCGTTCAATATCGAGATAAGGGTTGAAACGTCCCCCGAACGGCAGGGCTTTACCTTTTCTCGCGGCCTCTGTCTCTTCCTTGCTGGCAGTACCAAAGACATGCTGCTCAACTTCATCGAGATGCTGCTGGGCAACGGTCTGCGGCAGCGGTTTAAAGCGTTCACCGATAACCGGGGCGTCAACAGCAAATCCGTGCTCGTCTTTCTGCACCTCGTCAACCAGGAAGAACGATTTCAGCCCATCCTCGCCGGTCATCACCACCTGAGCCTGATCGTCCCGGTAGAGGTTGCGGGCAACCATTACACGGTCATTCACACAGACACCTGGCACAGAGGAAACGTCGTACTGCCGACCCCGGAAACGCACCCGGATAAAGCTATCCACCTTGCAGCTGACCGGCGCTGACACCGCAGCTTCCCGGCAGACCTCAACAGAGGGTGCCTTGACCAGTTGCTCTTCGGTGATCAGCAACCATTTATCCGTGCGGGCCAACCTGTAGCGGCTGTGAATGGCCGTGCGGTTGAACTTCATCCGCCACAGACGCGCCAGGCGGTTCAGTTCGTCGATACTCTCCACCCGACAGAAGCGCAGGCCATGTTCGAAATCCCGTTCAAGAATGTCACGGGCCTTTTCCACCGAGCCGGTGGCCCGGGCGTTACGGGCTTTGTGCGCAATAAGCCTGATGCCCAGCGCCTGGCACAGGTTGCCCATAGTGGGGGATTTCAGGGCTGCGCCGGGGTCGGTGAACAGCACCTTCGGCACCCCGTGCAGCACGTCAGCGCCACCGCGCTCCTGCATCATATTGATGAGCACCGACGTGAAGTTCTCGGTCGTTTCGCCGCCGAAGCGGTACTCAAGGTAGATCCACCCGGTGGTGTGGTCGGTCCCTTCAAAAGACCAGACGCGGTCATTGACGACTTTGGCCACATTGGCGGGTTTGTTCTTGTTGAACTCCTTTTCATCCATGATGCGCAGCCCGGTATCACCTTTAACCCCTTTGGCCGGGTTTTTGAGGTAATACAGCACGCAGATGGACGCATCCAGCTGCCAGACGTGGTTCGGGTGGCGGCTGGCCAGCTGTACTGCCGGAGCCGGTGCCCGCAGCTGGTCAGGGTGCAGGCGGTACTGGCGCAGGGCGCGGATAATGGCGCTGGCGGACAGCGGCACAATCTCACCGGTGGACTCATCAAGCCTGCCGCTGACGATAAGACCGTTATCACGCAGGCTGTTGATCGCTTTCTCCACGCTCAGGGTTCGTTTTCCCGTCCCGCGAATGGTTTCCATCAGGGTACCTGATATGGTCATCGCCTCGTCGCGGGTCAGTGCGGAATCACCGGCGTCAGAGCGCTGTTTTCTCGGCTTCTGCAAGCGGACGGCATTCAGTTTTTTGAGCAATGTTGCACGTGACATACACAATTCCTCGCAGGCGGCCTGATACACCGCTTCTTTGTTGCCATGACCGGCAGCACTGGCCGCTTCGGCAATGGCGACGAGTCGCTGAGTAAGGACTGGATTCATTGCATCCCCCTTAGTGGCATAGCAAAGCGCCCAGCGCCTTTGGTGAGGCAATAACAGCGGTGGTTTTATCCATTATTTTCATCCTCTTGCTGTGCTTCTTTTACCCAGTCCGGTATCACGCTGGTCTCGCGAGCTTCCGGCAGGCTGAATTCCTGACGCAGTTCTTCAAACTGCGCCTGCAGGTCGTCGAGCAGGCCAGCCATCATGCCGGTATGGTTGATGCCGGTACGTTCGGTGTGCTCTGTCAGCGCGTTGAAGCCGCTTTTAAGGTCGAAGAACGCACTGATAACGCCGCTTTTAAAGCCGGTGACTTCCGTTTCAAGCGCCACGCCTTCTTCATCAGGGGTTTCGGCGGTTGAACGGCGGACCAGGCGGGCCTTCAGTTCCTCTTTTTCATTGCGCATCGTGCCGAGTTCTTCTTTTTTCTCGGCCAGCATCTGGCGACTGATTTCAAGGTCGGTCTTCAGCTCTTCCTTCTCGCGGGCATGTTTGGCGATCATCTCCTCGGCCAGCTCAAGCAACGCGGTTTTGTCGCCTTCTTTGGCCACTTCGATAAGGGCGCTTTTCTGGTCTTCAGGTAGGCGGCGGAACTGGCGCAGTTCGCGGTAGCCAGCCCCCACTGCTGATAGCTGTTTAAGAGCGTCCTCTCCAAAGGCGGAGAGATTGGTTAGGTCCTCGTCAATTTTTGAACGAGATAGTCCTAATGCCTGACAAAAACCATCCCAAGTGCCGACGTCGGCAATTTCGTTACCATCAAAATCAGTACCGCGTTTTCCTTTAAGGGCATGATAAATCTTGCTTTCTTTGATGTGTTTGAGTTTGCTAAGACTGACGACGTCGGCAAATTTTGCAAATGACCGAGCCATTTGAACTTGTCCGAGAAGCTGATTGATCAAATCACGTTCATCGTTCATCTGGCTGCTTACGGTGGCCATCAGATTCTGAGTGGATTCCAGTTCAGGATTCAGGGTTGCATCCGGTGTCAGTTCAGAGGTTTGTTGTTTAGTTCGAGCCATTATTGTCTTTCCTTAATTAGCGGCTTCCAGCGATAACACGCTGGTTCAGTTCATCAATACGCCCCTGAGCACGGGCAATTTCATTACTATGAGCAACAGCGATCTGGAGTACCTGAACGCTAAGGGCAAAACGCCCGTTATCCAGTTTCTGAGCCAGGCCTTCTTCAATGAGGGTATTAAGTGCGCGGTTGATGTTGGCCGGAGACTCATCCAGTGCTTTCGCCAGCTCACTGTTAGAGCGCCCGCTTAGCGAAGAGCCTTTGAGAGCCTTGAGAACCCGGAGGATGCGGCCACCGGATGTGGATGTGATTGCTTTGGTCATGTCACATACCTCTTTTCTATATACGAAACACTGTTACACTTATTGCAGATATTTCAGGCTGCAACGTTGCCGGATTTGAGGCCCAGCTTGACGGCGATCTCGTGCGATTTACCGTAGTTGGCTTTTGTCTGGCCATTGAGAACCCGGTAGACCTCGTTTCGGGTGTAGCCATGCTCTTCTGCCCAGCTGGTGAAGGTGATCCCCCGCTGGCGGAATTGTGCTTTGACTTGTTCTGCAGTCATCGTTGTCCCCTTTATTGATGCAATGATGTTTGCCTTATGTGTGTTAGATTATGGTGCAGAAAAACTCACCAGTCAATTTTAAAGTGCAGAAAAACTCACATGATCGGTTTGCGTATTAAAGAAGAAAGAGAGCGTCTTTCCCTTACTCAGCAAGGGTTGGCCGATGCTATTGAGATAGCCAAGAGAACTCTGATTGATTGGGAAAAAGGAAGAACCTCACCAAATGCAGTGCAGTTATCTGCACTATCAGGGCTTGGGGTTGATGTTTTGTATATAGTGACTGGAGTGAGGAATGCATCACTACCAGCAATTTCGACAACATCTTCACTTACAAAGCGTCAGTCGGCTTTGCTCGATAACTATGAGAATACTGATGAAGCCGGTAAAAAAATCATTGAGGCTACTGCCGCTGAAGTCGCGCAACAAATCGGCCTCGTGAAAAGATCAGGTTAATCTTTGATTAAAGGGTATCGTGCATGAAATTTTTGCAGATTCAGACCAGATTCTTTATGGGTAAAAGGTATTTGCTTCTTTTACTGTCAGTATCGCCTTTAATTCTTTCAGGTTGCGATGGTGCGCAGAAAGCTGCGACTGAATATGTTGCACAACAAATGCGCGACCCTAGCTCTGCCAAGTTTCGTGATGTCCAGACCGTTACCGACTCTGCTGATCCTTATGTTCAAAATATCTGTGGTTTCGTTAATGGGAAAAACTTGTTTGGTGCTTACACCGGTGAAAAACGGTTTGTTGTCGAGATTTTCACTGGGCCTCAAAAATCGACCTTTACCCCCTTGAGATTTATTGTTGAAGGTGATGACAACCAATCTCGTCGGGCCACGAAGGGATCGAACAAAACTCCTCATCCGCAAACACTTTTCGAAGAACAATACTGGAACAAACGCTGTCTCACCGATAAGCGTAAACCTACATATTCTGGTGTTAGCTGGAAAACACCCTTTGAGCTTTGCAGAGAGAAGATACTCTCATCATTAGAAATTAAGGGAGATGTGCCAGTAGTCGCAGATAATTCCATTAATGGAGATTCGATTCTTGAGTGGTATGGCGATAATGAATTCTTTGTGCCGACATCAACACCAAATGTGATGGATCTGCGTCGTGTTCGTTGTGTTGTGAATAATGCATCTGGGGAAATCAGTGAGTTCAATGTCTTTTAAAACGAATAGGCATCTTATCGTGATGGCCTATTCGTTTTGATGTTTAGAAATTACTGATGATGAGCTCTCTTTTAAGTTCAGCTTTACCCGATGTTTGCAGGCTATAGCGGACATCTACCTTCTGAATCCGTAGCCCGGAAAATGCCTCCCTCATTTCTTCTATATCGTTCACCGAAATAACCATTTTCCCGCTGATGGTTCGCGCCAGTTCCGCCATGCGCACATATTCATCCAGCCCAAATTCAACGCCATAACCCTCAGTTTTCAGATACGGTGGGTCACAGTAAAAAAGCGTATGGGGGCGGTCGTATCGCTTAATGCAGGTAGCCCAGTCCAGATGTTCAATCGTGGTTCTGGAGAGTCGCAGGTGCGCCAGTGACAGTTCTTCTTCGATCCGCAGCAGGTTAAGGCGCGGGGCACTGGTCGTTGTCGTACCAAAGGTGTGATCGGCTACCTTGCCGCCAAAAGCCTGTTTCTGCAGGTAGAAGAAGCGAGCGGCCCGTTGAATGTCAGTCAGTGTTTCTTCCGGGGTATCCTTCATCCAGCGGTATATCTGGCGACTAACCAACGCCCATCTAAACTGCCGAACAAACTCATCAAGGTGATGCTTGATCACCCGGTAGAGATTGATCAGCTCGCCATGAATATCATTGATGACCTCAACCTTGCTGGGCTCTTTCATGAAGTACAGCGCAGCTGCGCCGCAGAACGGCTCCACGTAGCAGGTGTGTGATGGAAATAACGGAAGAATATGTCTGGCCAGGCGGCGTTTGCCACCCATCCACGGTAATACCGGCAAAAACTGAGATTTCATATTCTGTAAGCCTTTTTCATTGAATGAAAATGCAGTAGGCTGAATCTGTCTCGCGAGACGGACTGAGCCATGATGTGACTCACAGGTACATGCTGTGTGTTACTGGCCTGCGGGATGTTAGCGCATCCTGCAGGCCGCTCTTTCTTTGCCTTATCATCCTGACCTTTGTACCTCTGCAAATATTCTGCCCGGGGGCAAATTACTCCTCCCCCCCGCATACCGCACACTGACTCCTGATTTATTCAGCCTTTTGGCCTTCTTCAGGAGAACCTCATGTCACTACTTCATAAAGTTCGACACCAGCGGCTGCGCAACTGGATCATCCTCGCCGTTGCGCTGCTTGTCGCTATCGCCGTTATTTCCCCTGAGCAGCTCGGCGTCACGCTGTACAAGCTGTCGCTGGTTTCCATCGCCGCCATCCTCGGCTATCACCTCGATAGGGCTCTGTTTCCTTATGCCAGTCCGGGGAGTTATCTGATTGATGACTGGAAAGAGAACCTCGGCAAGCCGGTGCCGGTGAGCCGCAATGAGCCTGAATACCCCGTGGCAACAGGCTATGAGCTGATTTTTTCCGCCGTTCTGCTGCGCCGGGCGCTGATTGTCGCGGCGATCTGTCTCGGCGTGACGATGGGGCTCTGACGATGACCCGGCTCGCGCTGTCCGTCATCCTGCTTTGTCTGCTGAGCGGATGTCATCCGGCCCTCGCGGCCAGCATTCCGGTTGAGGCCCGACAATACCAACGCGAGCTGACCCGCAATGCTCGCGTTGTATGGGGGCTCAATGCCCCGGTATCCACCTTCGCCGCCCAGATCCACCAGGAATCTCAGTGGAACACCCGTGCCCGTTCACCGGTCGGGGCGCAGGGGCTGGCGCAGTTCATGCCCGCCACCGCCAGCTGGATTGCCGGTATTTATCCCGATCAACTGAAAGACCATCAGCCCTACAACCCGTCATGGTCCATGCGGGCACTGGCGCAGTACAACTGGTGGCACTGGCAGCGGATCACCGGTACCGCCAGCGACTGTGAACGCATGGCATTCGTATTATCGGCGTATAACGGCGGGCTTGGCTGGGTCCAGAAAGACCGGAGGCTGGCCAGCAGTCGTGGGATGGATGCCAGCCGTTACTGGAATCACGTCGAAAAAGTGAATGCGGGTCGTAGCGCTGCCAACTTCCGCGAGAACCGGGGCTACCCCCTGAAAATCATCTACACCTGGCAACCGCTATATCTGGCGGCAGGCTGGGGGCCGGGAGAGTGCTATGACGCTGACTGACGGGATAAAACTGCTGGCCCGTTACCTGTTGTTAGCGGCCTCGGGGCTGGGAATGCTTTGGCTTATGTGGCATCAGGGATATGAACGCGGCGCGGGTGATGTACGCCTTGAGGTTGCAAACCAGAAGACCCAGGAAGCCGGAGACGCCCTGCAGAAGTTTATCGACGGAGCCAGACTGCTGACGGCAGAGGCGAATAAGGCCGGTAATGCGCTGGCGGAGCAGGTTGCGGCCCGTCAGGCCGCCGACCAACAATCCACCCGGGAGATAAAAGATGCACTCAAAAAAACGGCGTCTCAGCGTGTTATGTGCGTGTTTGATGACGATGTTATGCGGCTGCTCCGGGAAGCCAGACAACGCGCCGCAACCGCAGCAGCAGATGGTCTTTCCGGCGGAGATGACCGTAAAGTGCCCGCCCCCGGAGGAGGCGGACGATAACTCAATGGATGCCAGCGCCGTTGCGCTGAAAAAGCTGTACGACCTGTACGGCATCTGCGCGGGCAGGCATGCCGATTTGATTCATTACATTCAGAACCTGCAGGGGAAATAACAATGAAATTTGAGGAATTACAGTTCAGCTGGCAGGTGCTGCAGTGGGCCGTTCTTTCCGCTATCGGAATTTACAGCTGGATTGTTGGTCGCCAGTCAGCCAGTAACCGCGAATTGCTTGAGCTCCGGACCCGCCTGGCCTCTATTGAAGCGCAGGTGGCCCAGATGCCCACCCAGCGACAGGTCTCCATTTTACTGGAGAAGTTGTCCAGCACCGAAGCCAGTATCACCGGTATGAACAACCAGATGTCGGGGATGGCCAGCCGACTGGAGACCATTAACAACTACCTGCTGAACACCAAGTGAGGGACTATGAGCTTTTCTGATTATCTGCGTACCGACATGCGTCTGGTGATCCTGCGTATCCTTTCAGAAATGCCGAGCTACAGTTCTAACAGCTCTGTTATCTGGTCGGTACTGACACGCTATGGCCATTCACCGAGCCGCGATCAGGTGAAATCAGAACTGCGCTGGCTTGAAGAGCAAGGGCTGGTGACGGTTGAGGATATCGAGACGGTACTGGTTGCCCGGTTGACCGAGCGAGGTGCTGATGTGGCCACCGGTCGTGCAGTCGTGCCTGGCGTGAAGCGTCCCGGCGCGGGAGGCTGATATGGGCCGTAAATCGACAATCCATCGCCTTGAACCAGACGTTCGGGCTCATATCGAGCGCCGCCTGCGTGAAGACCGCATGACGCTCGATGAGCTGCTGTCCGATATCCATGAGCACTTCCCCGGAGAAGAAACCCCGAGCCGCAGTGCGCTGGGTCGCTACAAACAGAACTTTGGCCTGCTGGTTGACAGGATGCGCCAGCAGGACCAGATGGCCCGTCTGCTGGTCAGCGAACTGGGAGAGAACCCGGACGAACGCGCTGGTGCCCTGATGGTTCAGGCTGTCACCACGCTCACCACCCACGCCGCCTTTACCGCTCAGCAGGAAGAAGATCCTGATATCGACACAGTGCGTCACCTTGCCAGGGCAGCAAAAGATGTCCTGCAGTCGCGTAAGGCCAGTCTCGACGAGCGCCGCGAGATTGAGCGTGCCGCGCGTGAGCGCCTGTTGCGTGAGCAGGAAGAGAACCTGAAAGAGACCGCCCGGGCACAGGGACTGAGTGAAGACCAGGTGCAGTTCTGGCGTGAGCGTGTGCTGGGGATCAAGTGATGAAACCATTAGCGTCCACTATCCGCACCGTTGAATGGGATGAGCTTCCGGCGCGGGCCCGGGAAATCCCGTTCGGCTTCAACCCGTTTGCCGACGGCGTGCTGATGGCCCACCAGGTCGAATGCCTTAAGTATGACGTCTCTATTCTGGCTATCCCGAAGGGGCGACGAACCGGTATCACTTTTGCCTGGGGGCTTAACTCGACCCTGATAGCCGGGGCGCAGAAAGCTGCTGGCGGCGACAACGTCTACTACATCGGCGACACCAAAGAGAAAGGTCTGGAGTTCATCGGCTACGTGGCCAAGTTTGCCCGCGTCATCGCGGCCCAGCAGGCGCAGGACGTCTCAGCGATTGAAGAGTTTCTCTTCGAAGACCAGGACGAACAGGGCAATACCCGGATGATTGCGGCCTATCGCGTCCGATTCGCCAGCGGGTTTCAGGTGGCGGCACTCTCTTCCCGACCTGCCAACATCCGTGGTCTTCAGGGCGTGGTCATTATCGATGAAGCCGCATTCCATGCGGATGTACAGGGTGTGCTTGATGCAGCGACCGCGCTGCTTATCTGGGGCGGGCGTATTGTGGTCATCAGCTCAGAGAACGGCAAAAATAACCCGTTCCACCAGTTCTGTAAGGATATCGAAGAGGGGCGCTACGGTGACGATGCCGCCGTGTTACGTATCACCTTCGATGATGCAGTGACGAACGGCCTGTACGAGCGGGTCTGCGCGATGAAGGGCGAAGCGGCAACCGTCGAGGGGAAAAAAACCTGGTATAACCGCATCCGCAACGCCTATGGCCCGCGTAAAGCGGCGATGCGCGAAGAGCTGGACGCCATCCCGCGTGACGGTAACGGTATCTGTATTCCCGGTGTCTGGATCGAGCGGGCCATGCCGGAGGAGCGGCCCGTCATCCGTCTCGCGCTGGATGATGATTTTATCCATATGACAGAGGCGGAACGTGCCGCATGGGGTAATGACTGGATTGACAGGGAGCTGCGTCCGGTGATGGCTGAAACCCTGAACCCGGAGCTGCGCCACGTGTTTGGTATGGACTTCGCCCGCCACCGTCACTTCTCCTCCATCGTACCGATGACCATCATGCAGAACCTGTGCCGCGATGTCCCGTTTCTGCTTGAGCTGAACAACGTCCCGTCGGCGCTGCAGCAGCAGATTTTATTCTGGCTTATTGAGCATCTTCCACGCCAGTCAGGCGGTGCGATGGATGCAACCGGACCAGGTATGGTACTGGCCGAGTATACCGCCGACCGCTATGGTCGCCCGCGTATCGCGGAGATTACCCTGAACCGCAAGTGGTATGGCTTCTGGATGCCGAAATTCACCAGCCTGTTTGAGGACAGCATGATCATCCTGCCACGCGATGAGAACACCGCACAGGACCTGCGGGCCGTGGAAAACATCGATGGCGTGCCAATGGTCGCAAGTCTGGAGAAAAAAGACCTCAAAGACCCCGAACTGGTGCGTCACGGCGATACGGCGATTGCCGGTTGTCTGGCGAACTATGCCGCCCTGAATCTGGCCACCGAGATTGCGTTTGAATCGACCGGCGAGCGCGACATTTTCCGCGTGCTGTCAGGCTTCGGCGACAGCAGCAGCGCCGGTGAATTCACTGACACCGGATTCGGTACCGTGCGTGGCATTAATGACTTTGGAGGATTCCTGTGAGTCGCAAAAAACAAAACAGACGTGTGTCATCACAGCCATCCACACCGCGCCCGGAGCTGGGGCGCGAGTTTGCTTCAACCGGTGACGGACGCGATATTACCCGTCCGTGGATAGGCGCACTGGCACTATCAGATGACAGCGTTCTGCAACATCGCGGTGCACCTGACCTGAAGATTTACCGCGAGGTACTGAGTGACGATGAGGTCAAGTCGGCCTTCAGCCAGAGGCAGGATGCGCTGATATCTCGTGAGATTAAGGTCGAGGCCGGTGGCGAGCGCCCGGTGGATATCGAGGCTGCAGACGCCATGCGCCAGCAGATAGACGCACTGGGCTTCGACCGCATCACCCGCCTGATGCACTATGGCGTGTTCTATGGCTATGCGGTGTCAGAGCTGATTTATGGTGTCCGGGATAATTTACTGTGGATTGACGACATTAAGGTCCGCGACCGTCGCCGCTTCCGTTTCAGCCCGAAAGGCGAACTGCGCCTGCTGACCCCACAGAACATGATGGCTGGTGAGCCCTGCGAGGGGCCGTATTTCTGGTCATTTTCCACCGGCGCAGACCACGATGATGAACCCTACGGTCTGGGACTGGCGCACTGGCTTTACTGGCCGACGTTCTTCAAGCGCAACGATATCAAGTTCTGGCTGATTTTCCTGGACAAGTTCGGAATGCCAACCGTCGCCGGGAAACACCCCGAAGGGGCCACGCAGGAGCAGAAACGTAACCTGCTGGCGCTGACCCGGGCCATTTCTACCGACAGTGGCGTCATTATGCCCGAGGGGATGAGCGTCGAACTGATGTCTGCTGCCCGTTCCGGTGCCGCTGACTATCAGGCGATGTACAACGCGATGAATGAGGCCATTCGCCGCGTGACGGTAGGTCAGATATCCAGTTCCGGTGGCGCGGCAAAAGGTATCGGTGGTAATGAGTCCCTGCAGGACAAGGTGCTGGACTCCATCGTCAAGGCCGATGCGGATGTTATCTGCGAGTCATGGAATCGTGGCCCGGGTAAGTGGTTTACCGAGTTTAACTTCCCCGATGCCGCAGTGCCGGTGGTGTCCCGCGTCTTCGAAGAGGCAGAAGACCTGAAAGACCGGGCTGAGCGCGACAAAACCATCAGCGAGACCACCGGCTATCGTCCGACGCTCGCTACCATTAAAGAGACCTATGGTGGCGAGTGGGAGCCGAAGCCTGAGCCGGTATCCGTTCCCCGGGCCGCTGCGCCATCGTCATTCGCAGAGCATGACCCGGACCATAACGACACGTCCACACTGATGGCCGGTCGCCTTAATACCGAACTGCGCCCGGTCATGGACGGCTGGATCAATCAGATAAAAGCGCTGGTCGACTCAGCGGAGACCGCCGACGAGCTGCGTGACGGCCTGACGGCGCTGATACCCGATATGTCACTTGATGACTATGCCCGTATTCTGGGCGAAGCCATGTCCGCTGCTGCCCTGGCAGGACGCAACGATCTGCTGGAGGAAATGAATGGCCGGTAACGTCAGCTATGGCTCGCTGCCGTTCAGCGAGCAGATCGCCTTCTTCCGTCGGAAGTTCAATACGAAGACCGATGCATGGACAGACGTCTACGGCTCCGCGCATGACAATGAATTTATGGTTGCCGGAGCCAACCGGGATGCCCTGCTGGCAGACCTGCGTACCGCAGTCGAGAAAAGTCTTGACGGTGGTACGCTGGAAACCTTCCGCAAGGACTTCGCGGCCATCGTTGCCCGCTATGGCTGGAGCTATAACGGCGGATTTGAGTGGCGATCGCGAGTCATTTACGAGACCAACCTGCGCAGTTCTTACATGGCCGGGCGCTACCAGCAGCTCATGGCCATGCGGGATACACATCCCTACTGGGAGTACGTCCACAGTGATGTGGTCGAACACCCGCGGCAGGACCATCTGGGCTGGAACGGCATGGTACTACGGGCGGATGACCCGTGGTGGATTTACCATTTCCCGGTGAATGCCTGGGGCTGTCAGTGCAGTGTGATTGCCCGCACCGAAGACGACCTGCGACGCATGGGCAAAGACGGCCCGGATACTGCGCCACCGATTAAATTCATTACCCGCGTGATTGGCCAGCGCAGCCCGGGTGGCCCGAGGACCGTTATTGTGCCGGAAGGGATTGATCCGGGTTTTGAGCATACTCCGGGCCGCAGCCGCGTATTTAGCGAGGTGCCGCCTCCCCGGAGCCAGAACCCGGTCAGCGACGGGCCGTTCACGCCGGTAGCAGAACCCCCGGCCACACCAGCACCGCTGCCATCGCCACGTCCGGCTCCGGTGACTGAAGCCGAGACCGACCCGGTGGATGCGTTCCTGCAGCTGTTCGGCGCGACCGCTGACCGTGATGCGGCGTTCCGCGACCCGACAGGCCAGCGCCTGGCTATCGGCCACGACATGTTCGCGTCGTCGGAGGGGCAGGGTCAGATCCCCCTGACGCTGGCACAGGCACTGCAGCTGGCAGAGACCATCCGCAACCCTGATGAAATCTGGGCGCAGATTGTCTGGCTGCCGGAAGAACAGCAGTCGCTGGTCCGGCGCTATTACCTGGCACGCCTGCAGCAGGAAGGTGAAGTGGACCCGCTGTCGGTGGTGTTCGCCACGGGCCGCGATGGCTGGGCCGGAAATATTTCAACTGACGATACGCTGCTGCAGTCGCTGCGCCAGGGTATCCGGCTGTGGTCGCGGGAGGACTGACGATGTCGGGTGTGACGCTGACGTTCAATGCTCAGGATGCCCTGAGCAAGCTGTGGGATGCCCGGGAGGATATGATGCGCCCGGAACCGCTGCTTCGGTCGATGGGCGAACGCCTGCTTGAATTTCATCAGCAACGTTTTCGTGATCAAACGTCCCCGGAGGGGGTGAAATGGAAAGAGCTGTCCTGGCGATACAAGCAACGTAAGCGAAAAAACCGGGACCAGATACTGACCCGCGATGGCTATCTGCGAAACACCCTGCGCTGGCAGGTGAATGCTGATGAGCTGCTGTTCGGTACTGACCGGGTCTACGGCGCTATCCACCAGTTCGGCGGGACCATCGAAATCGCTGCCCGCAGCCAGCAGGCGTATTATCGCCAGAAAAAAGACGGTGAGATCGACAATCAGTTTGTTCGTAAGAACAAGTCGAACTTTGCACAGTGGCACACCATCCCGGCGTATAAAATCTCCATACCTGCACGTCCGTGGCTGGGAGTCTCAAAAGCACAGGGAGCAACCCTTATCGATATGGCGAAAAAATACCTTCAGGGGGCATTTAACTGATGTCGACATCAGACGCCCTGTAACGCGTTCTGGTGGTCGCCTGGCTACGATGACGCAATCCACGCTGGCGACCCGTATTATAATACGTTTTAATACGGTTCCCGGCCCTTTTCCTCCCCCGCGCTGGCCCTCCGTTTTATCTTCCGTTCCGTTTTTATCTGTCCGTGGGCAGATTACCCCCTGAACACGTTTCGTCATGATGTCGCCATAACCCCTGATAACCAGAATGACGGCAGCCATGACGACGAGCACAGCTAAAGCAACACTTGCGGTTTTTGCCCCCGGCACCCACACCGCGATGGATGGCCGGACCATCACGTTCACCCCTGAAGACTGCATTGATCTGGCCAACAGCTATGACCCTTCAGTATCGGAAGCGCCGTTTGTCATCGGGCATCCGAGCCTGACCGCTCCGGCCTATGGCTGGGCAGAACGCCTCGAATTCCGTGACGGCATCGTGTATGCCGCGCCGCGCCAGGTCAATCCGGCCTTTGCGGAAGCCTTTAACGCGGGCAGCTACAAAAAACGCTCCCTTTCCATTTATCAGCCTGACAGCCCCGGCAACCCGAAACCCGGTCATTTCTATGCCCGCCACGTGGGTTTTCTGGGGGCCGTCCCTCCCGGTGTGAAAGGTCTTCCTGATGCGCAGTTCGCAGAGGCCAGCGGCGATAACGGTCCGCTGGAGTTCGCGTTGCCGTGGGAAGCCGACAACCTGGCCAGCCTGTTTCAGTCGATTCGTGACTGGGTTATCCAGGAAAAGGACATCGAGCAGGCTGATTCCATCATTCCTCAGTGGCGTATCCAGTCAATTCTGGACTCCGCCACTGATGAGCGTAAGTCATCTATCTCACCACTGGCATATGCCGAGGAGAAGAATGTGGACCCGAACCAAACGACCACCGTTACGGCGGAGGAGCTCGCCCGGCGTCAGACCGCGCTGGATGAGCGTGAAAACAAACTACGCGTTGCTGAAGAAGCCGCGATCAAGCAAAAGGCACTGGAGCGGCGCACCGCCATTGTGGGTTTTGCAGATGGTCTGGTGAAAGCAGGAAATGTCCTTCCCCGCCATAAGAGCTCCATTGTTGAGGTGCTGGTCAATCTGTCCCAGGAGCCGCTGTCGTTTTCTGAAGGCGATACCACCGTCAGCAAAACGCCGGAGGAGCTGCTGCGCGAAATTCTCAGCACCAAACCGCGTGCCATTGATTTCAGCGAAAAAACCGGCGCAGTTGATGACCCGGTCGATTTTGCCGATGCTTCCGCACTGGCCACTGCCGCCCAGAACTATCAGGCAGAGCAGGCTGAAAAGGGTCGCGCCATCTCCATGACGGACGCTGTTAACCACGTGAAGAAAGGAGCCCAGCAATGAATATTCCGGGTCTGATCACCTGCCATAAAGCAGAAGTGGCACTGGCCGCGCGTCGTATGGTCACGCATGGCACGGTGCCGGATGAAATCACGCTTGCCGTCAATGGCAGCAAGCTGATTATCGGCGTCACCACGCTCGTTGCTGCCAGCGTCGGGGAACCTGCTGATGTAGTCCGCAGTCAGTTGACGCCGGTTATTTATGGCGATGATGTGGTTGCCGGTGACCCGCTGACCGCTGATGCCGAGGGACGCGCTGTTCCGGCCACCGCAGGCCAGTTCTATCTCGGCTTTGCCGAATATGACGGCGCTGAAGACGATCTCGGTTCGGTCTGGATTGCGCCAGGAAAACTTCCGGCCGCCAGTGGCGGTTGACAGCTAAACCGGCAGCAGCATCAGGAGAATACTATGTCGCGCATTGTGCTGACCCTCGACCAGATACGGAGTCTGGCCTCCTTTGCTGAGGGAGAAGGTCAACCCGCTTACATCATCACCGACGGAAGCATCCCGGCTTTTGAAGCTGACGATGGTTCGGTGATTCCCGAATATACCGGCCTGATTGTTTATTCGGAGTCAGAGCAAGGTGGCGTACTGCAGTTAGCTGACCAGTAACCGGCCATTTAACGTTTATGGCCGGTTTATCCGGCCCTTTTCAGGAGTTCAAGAGTATGTCCAAAGCACCGTTTCCCATTGACCCCCACCTGACGGCGATTGCCATCGGGTATCGCAACCTTTCCCTGATTGCCGACAGCGTGTTACCGCGCGTGCCGGTTGGGAAAGCCGAGTTTAAATGGTGGAAGTTCGATCTCGGTCAGGGCTTCACCGTGCCGACCACCACCGTAGGGCGGACGTCACAGCCTAATCAGATTGAGTTTGATGCTGGCGAAGAGACCTCATCAACCAACGATTACGCCCTTGATGCACCGGTTCCGCAGTCCGATATCGACAATGCCCCGGCCAATTATGATCCGCTGGGACGTGCTACCGAGCGCGTGTCTGACATCATTCTGCTCGATCGCGAAGTCCGCACTAGTAAAGAAGTGTTTAACGCGGCCAATTATCCGGTGGGTAACAAAGAAAGCCTGGCAGCTGCCGACCAGTGGGACAACGCTTCGAGCAAACCGATTAAGAAAATTGTCACCGCACTCGACAAGATGATCATGCGTCCGAACGTAGCAGTGCTGGGCCGCTCAACGGCGACAGCCCTGCGTCAGAACCCGTCGGTCGTGAAAGCCTATAACGGCACACTGGGTGAAGATGGTCTGGTACCGCTGGATTTCCTTCGCGGCTTGCTTGAGCTTGACGAAATTGTCGTCGGTTCGGCCTTCGTCAATATCGCCAGACCGGGACAGAAGCCGGTGCTTGTCCGTGCCTGGGCCAACCATGCTGCCTTTATCTACCGTAATCTGCTGGCCGATACCCAGGGTGGCGTCACCTTCGGCTTTACCGCGCAGTTTGGTTCACGGGTTTCCGGCTCTATTCCTGATCCGGACATGGGGATGCGTGGTGGCCAGCGCGTTCGTGTCGGCGAGTCCGTGCGCGAGCTGATTGTGGCTGGCGACTGCGGCTACTTCTTCCAGAATGCCGTATCGGCCTAAGCGGAGGCGCGTGATGGCCGTGACCTGGTATATCACCCTTGCTGAACTGGCTGACCGTCCGGGTGCCGTCGAACTGTCACAAGTGACTCAGCTCCCGGGCAAACCTCCGGCCCGACCGGAGCTGCTGGATGCAGTGTTACGTGGGGAAGAGACCACGTCATGGCCACCTGCAGAAGTGGCAGTGGCCCTTGAAGTAGTGGCGCGAATTGGCGGTGCGGTGGAAGAAGCCCAGAACCTGATTGACGGTTATCTCCGCCAGCGTGGCTACACTCTCCCGCTTGTAAAGGTCCACCCGATTCTGAGCAGTTGGGGCCGCTCAGTTGTGCGTTACAAGCTGCATCAGCATCGTATTTCTGATGAACGGACAGACCCGATTGTCCGTGATTACCGCGATGCGATGAAACTACTTGAGCAACTGGCCAACGGCAAATTCAGCCTCGGCGCGACAGATACGCAAAAACCCGCTGGCGGACCGCCGATGGTGGATGGGCCCGGTCGCACGTTCAGCATGGACTCACTGAGGGATTTCGGGAAATGAGCAGCGAACCGTTTTCCATCAGCCTGATCGTCGAGCGCCTTCGGTCACTGACGCCGGAGCCACTGAGCTTTCTCGGCACCATCGTTGAGTACAGCAAGGTGCAGGAGTTGTCCGGTTTTGCAGTCCCCGGGGCGTATGTGCTGATGGGCCCGGAGCGCGGTGTTCCGGGGAACGGGAGCCGGGCGCAGGTTGCTGAGGCAGTCTTCGGTGTGGCTGTTGCCGTGCGCAACTATGGTCAGGGTGCAGACGGTCTGACCCACGAAATCAGCCCGCTGATAGGCCAGATTCGTGAGCAGCTGATTGGCTGGGTGCCCGGCAAGCTTGCAACCACCGGTATCCAGTGGCTCAAGGGCGATATTCTGGACTATGACGGCGGTACCCTGCTCTGGATGGATACCTTCCAGGTCAATCACGTAATCGGAGGCAGACGATGCCAGAAGTAAAACTGCTGCAGCCGCACACCCACGCGGGAAAACGTCTTGCAGCCGGTGAAACCCTCACCGTCAGCGATACCGAGGCCACATGGCTCCGGGAGCATAACGTCATCGAGGCTGGACTGCCGGTCGTGAGCGACATGCAGAGCAGCCGAGGCAAAAACAAACAACAGGAGTCGGAAGACAATGCCACAGTCTGAAACCTACTACTACGGCCAGGGAAAAGTGTATCTGGCTCGTCGTCAGGCCAACGGGAAGCCCGGAGCGTTCCGCTGGGTTGGCGATGTGTCCGCACTGTCGCTGGCCCTTACGGTCGAACGTCTCAGCCACAAAGAGTCCTATTCAGGGCAGCGTGGGACAGTTCGTAGCTTTATCACCAACAAGGACGGTACGCTCACTTCAACGTGGCATGAACTGTCGCCTGAAAACCTCGCCGTCGTGATGTTTGGTGAGCAGGTTGTTATCCCGGCAGGCACTGTCACCGCAGAGCTGCATCCGGCGGGTATCACTGCGGGTGAGCGCCATATTCTGAACCATCAGCGCGTCAGCGATGTGGTGATTGGCGCACTGGTGGAAGGGACCGATTACGAGGTGGATTACACCTACGGTGCCATCACTTATCTCACTGCCCAGGCGACCGCGCCGTCCGTGAACTATAAATTTGCGGGCTCCGTGAATACCACGTTGTTCACTCAGCAGCCCGGCGATTTCTGCCTGCGTTTTGAGGGGATAAACCTGGCCGAAGGTGGCGCTGCGAAGATTCTTGAGTTGTATAAAATCTCCTTTTCTCCTGCCGCTGCGCTGGCGCTGATTCAGGGAGACACATCTCTGGCCGGACTGGAGACCACCTCCACCATGCTGTATGACAATGCCCGCCCGGACGACCCGACCATCGGTCGCTTTGGCCGCGTCATTGATGTTGCGGAGCCTGTCGCATGAGCAAGCAGAAACCCGCAGATACCGAAGACGAGCTGAGCGTGCTGCTCTCGACCCGCAATATCACCATTGCGGGCCGGGGGCTGGTTATCCGCGAATATACCCTGATGGACATGCTGCAGCTGGGCGACAAGCTTGATGCGCTCACCCACAGTCTGGCAGAGGTCATGCGTACACCGTGGCCACAGATTGAAGAGATCGAGACAGTTCTGCGAAAACATGCCGGTGATATCCCTGAACTGATCGCCTGTTCTGTTGACCAGCCTGTTCAGTGGGTCGCATTGCTGCCTGCCGGTGAGGGGCAGAGCCTCATAGACTGGTGGTGGACCCAGAACCGCCGTTTTTTTATGAACGCTGTCGTCCGGCTGGAAACCATCAGGGCAACACGGGCGAAATTGTCGGCTTCGGCAGCATCTTCGCAACCCTCATCCGGGCCGGACACGACCCGGGAAGGCTCGGAACCTACACTCTCCGCCAGCTGACGCTGTATTACAGCGAAGCGCTACGGCAACACCGGCAGGCGTGCATTGATCGTGTATTTGACATCAATGCCGCATTTGCCGGTGGCAATGCAGCTACTCAGCGTGTTAATGCCCTGAAATCCTGATCGGGGCTTTTTCTTCCTTTATATACAGGTGCGTCATGGCCGATAACTCCACCCTCAATTTAATGCTGAAAATCCGCGCTGACCTTGCGGATGCCAGCCGTGCCCTGCAGGGGCTGGCCGGAGATGTGGAAGACGTTGGCTCTGCAGCAACAACCAGTTCGCAGAAACTCAGTACCACCGCCCGGGCACAGGATAGTGTCGCCGAATCAGCCCGTGGCCACGCTCAGGCAGAACAGAGTGCCTCCGCCGCTGCGTCACAGACCGGCGATGCCGTCCAGCAGGCGGCGACAGATTATGCCGGTTATCAGGCAGCTATCGCCCGCACCCGGGCCGAAATGGGATCACTTCAGAGTGGTATGGACGGCACCACGGCAGATATTGATGCCCAGCGTGCTGCGCTGACCGCCCTGGTCAACCGTATCGATCCGGTCGTCGCCGCCTATGGCCGACTGGATGACATGCAGGAACAACTGACCGCATTTCGTGGCGCAGGTCTCGTCGGCGATGATGACTTTGAGCAGTATTCGTCGCGTCTGAACGAACTGCGCCTTCAAGTGGAAAAATCTGCCTATGCGGCAACTGATGCTGGCCGCAAAGAAGCGGCGGCAGCCCGGGAAGCCGCACAGGCTGAAGCACAGGCTGCAGCCGCCAAAGAACAATTCATCAACCGGCTGCGCGAGCAGGCCGAGACCATGAACCTGACCACCGCCGAGCTGCTGCAGTATAAAGCGGCACAGCTTGGCATTTCGGCGGAAGCTGCCCCCTTTATCCAGAAGATTACCGACCAGAACGCTGCCATGAGCAAAGGCGGTATCAGCGCCGGTCAGTATGCGCAGGCGATGCGATATCTGCCGATGCAGATCACAGACGTCGTCACCTCGCTGGCCAGTGGGATGCCGGTATGGATGGTGGCCATTCAGCAAGGTGGGCAGATTAAAGATAGTTTCGGCGGCATCGGTAACACGTTCAAAGCGCTGACGACGCTTATTACCCCTGCACGCATTGCAATGGGTGGTCTGGTTGGCATTGTCGCGGCGGCAGGCATTGCTGCCGTTTCGGCGATGAATGACCAGGATGAATTTAACCGCTCGATCCAGAAAACCGGCAACTATGCCGGTGTGACCTCCGGCGAACTGGAGCAGATGGCCCAACAGGGTGGCCAGTTGCGCGGTAATTACAGCCAGGTCCGCGATATCCTGAACGGGCTGGTCAGTAGCGGCAGGTTTACCGGCGAAACGCTGACCTCAGTCGCTCAGGCCGCGACCCTCATGGCTGAACTTAGCGGCCAGTCAGCAGATGAAGTTGTTTCCAGCTTTCTCAAGATGAACGATGGTGTCACGTCATGGGCGGCCAATACCACCCAGCAATATCATTTTCTGGATCTGGAGACCTACCAGCGTATTCAGAGTCTGGAGGACCAGGGGCGAAAAGAGGAAGCCATTGAAGTTGCCTCTCAGGCGTTTAAGAAGGCCAGCGAAGAACGTCTTCGCACAATGGAGCAACAGCTCAACCGGGCGGCGAGAGCATGGAATAATGTAAAAATTGCGGCCACTGGCGCATGGGAATCGTTTAAAGATAAGGCAGGTGGTGCGCTTGGTTTGGATGCTCCGGCTGACGAGCTGACAAATAAAATTAAGGAATTAGAAGCCAAAATTGCAGCTGCAGGTAGTGATACTGAGGTTGCCATGCAGCCTCGTGAATACCAGGAGTCAGTGAAGCAATATAAAGCGGATCTGGCTGCACTGAAGGAAAAGCAACAGGCTGAAGAAAAAGCCATAGCTGCCGAAGCAAAACGCAAACAAACCGATGCCGAGAGCATTGCTGCCGCCGAGAAACTCCAGAAACTCTGGAAAGGCAACCGCTCCGAGCTTGAAAAAGAAGCTGACGCGGTAGAAGAAACCCGTAAGAACTATGAAATATTGTGGAAGAGCGCCAGCGGTCGGGACATGCTTCAGTCCCGTGGCGTCACTTCCACCGACGGTAAAAACTTTTCCGGTGGTCAGTGGGATACCGATACCAAAGCGCTGGATAAATCTGGCCAGAAGGTCGAACAGTACAACAAACAGCTGCAGCAGACGCTGAACCAGAAAAAAGCCATCACCGAACTGGATCGGGTCGAGGCGGAAATCCGCAATGGTTCCCTCTCTGAAGCGACTAAAGCCCAGCAGAATGAAGCCCGGGCGCTGGCTAAAAAAATTGATGCTGCTAATGAGGCCAACAAAGCGACAAAAGAAGCACAGTCGCAGGCGAAACAGCAGGAAACATCCAATAAGAACTTCGTCAAACAGCTTGAAGATCAGGCATCAAAACGTACCCAGGGGGCTGCGGCCACCCGCGCACAGGAAATAGCGACCCGGAACCTGACCGCAGAACAGCGCCGTCAGGCCGAAGCAGCCAACGCTGCCATCACCGCCCAGGAGTTCAAGGGCCAGAACCTCCAGCTGCAGCTGGAGTACATGCGCGATACCGGCGATACCGCTGGCGCATCGATGCTGGAGCTGCGTAACCGCGTATCTGATCTGCGCCGTGAGTTTGAAGCCAGCGGCAATACTGCGGGGCTGAACTGGCTCGATAAGCTGATGCCGGTCGCGGAAACCAAAATCCGCGTCGATGACCTCAAAAAACAACTGGACGACCTTTTCACTTATCAGTCCCAGCAGGAAACCAGTATTCAAGCGCAGGTTCAGGGTGGCCTGCTTAATGAAATTCAGGGGCGG